CACGACCGTCCTTCGGCTTGGTCCAGTGGGCACGTCTGCCTCCAGCACGAAGTCCACGTTGATGAACATCCTCGCGGGCGTCTCGATGGGGGTGGCAGACGAGTGGTATTGGAACCCGTCGAAGACGACGGCCCTCCCCTGGCGCGGGGTCACGGTGGCGGCCACATCGAAGGACGGGGGAACTGCCTCCCGCGGGCCTGCGTGGTCGTGGGTCTGCTCGTACAGGACCGTGTCCCCGTCGCTGTCGTTGACGTAGTAGAGCAGGACATGGTGCTTGTCGTGCATGTCGATGTGGGGCTGGTGGACTCCCCCGAAGAGCCCGTCGCTGACGTTGATGCCGAACCGCACCCGGACGAGGTGGAAGGAGCCAACCTCGTCGTGCAGCCGGGTCAGGACAGGCTGGAAGATGGCAAAACTCTCCGACTCCAGCACCCTGTTCTCGTCGTAGACCATGGCGGCCAGCCCGTTGCTGTGCCGGGGGATGGGCTGCGGCGGGTCGATGATGGTTCCCGGGTGACGGGGGACGAGGCAGTTGACCGAGTAGTCGAACTTGACCAGGCAGAAGTGGTGCAGCAGGGCTCTCTGGTAGAAGTCCGGGATGAAGTCGTCGTAGACCCTCATCCAGCGGCACCGTGGTCTGCCGGGTCGGCTGCCTCCCAGCGGTGGATGGGGCATGTCGCCTCGGCGAGCCAGGTCTTCATGCCCATGAAGCAGCCGCACTCACGGCAAGTCCTTGTGGGCTTGAACAGGCGAGGGCATTTGCGGCACTCGGCAAGACGCTGATCGCGAGTCTCGCGGGAGGTATACCGGCCGGGGAACAGCAGGTCGATAGGAGTGACTCCATCTACCTGCTCGTCAGTGAGGCTGGCCTCGATTGGCTGCCCCTTGGCGAGGAACTCGTCCATGTCCCGGACGACGACGACCTCGGGAGGCTTGATCTCCCGCACGATGATCGTCGGATCGACAGCCTTGGGGTTCACACCACCCGATACCATTCCCCGGTCCCGTTCGTGTAGTTGCTCCCGGACCATGTGTACGTAGGCCCGTAGTTGTTCCAGTAAGAGTAGCCCGGGCCACGGCAGATGCAGTCGCCCCACGCGCCGCCGCCTGAATCTCCGCATGGGGATCCGCACCCGCAGGACCACGTGTGGGGATTGACGCTGGTGTTGCAGTTGCCGCAGGGGTTGTAGCACTGGACGAACGGGACGTAGGTGGTGTCGGGAGCCTTGGTCTCGGGATAGGCGATTGTGCTCGCTGTCGTCCCCTTGGGGGACTTGGCGCTGACCTGACCGGTGACGGTGGCAGCCGAGAGCGTGACGGTGCTGGTGCTTTGGGTGGCGTTGGCGACGGTGTAGATGTACGTCGCGTCGTAGTTCGAGATGGTGAACTGGTGCGTGGCTGTGTTGAGCGGACCGGAGTAGGCGATGGACGGCTTGTCGGGGGTGAACCGGCCACCGGCTGCCGATGCCCCGCCCTTGGCTCCCACGGAAGGCATCAGGCCACCACGTCCCCGGTCACCCACCAGACGTCGGCGCTGCGCTTGATGAGCGTGGCCATCGAGTACTGCGCCCGCAGCTTGACGCCCGGAGTGCCCAGGATCGACGTCGTTCCAGGGGTGACGGCGGTGATGGTCGTCTGCCCCGCCCCGCTCTGGGCGACCATGATGGTCGTGCCGACACTGAACGCCACCGAGGCGTTGGTGGGCACGTAGAGGGTGTTGGCCGTCCCTGAGTTCATGTCGACGCACGAAGCGTCGTCGCCCAGCACCAGGGTGTACGGGTACGCCCCGGGTGAGGTGAACTGCATGTAGCGGGTGGCCGAGATGTCCTCGAAGTCGCGCCCGGAGAACCCGTGGGCAATCGAGTCTCCGGAGTTGTGGGAGACAGCCGTGGTGCCGTCTACCCCGCGGGTCGCCGTCAGGGTGAGGCTGACCCTGTTGGTGACCTCGATGACCTCTTCGGCAGCGGTGTCCTGCGCGATGATCATCGTGTACGGGTACGAGGAGGGCAGCCCCGTAGCCGCAACGATGGGAATCGACGTGGCCGAGTTGCTGATGCCAGCCGACAGGGTCGTGCGCTGCGCCGTGGACGAGTAGTACCGACGCGTCATGAGTCCTCCTTGGAGGAGGAGCCTACGCCGCGGAGGTGATCGTCAGCGACGAGGAGGACAGCGTGAAGGTGTCGCCCGTGTTGATCGTCTTGGAGGACGACAGCTGAGCGGTCCACAGCATGTTGCCGCCGGTGCCCGTGGTGTCCCAGAAGGAGACCCAGGTCACGACCTCGCCGTTGGTGCCAGCCCACGAGGTCCACTGCGGGGTGCCCGTCTGGGTCAGCACCGACTGGGTCGAGGACAGGAAGGTCACCGACTGGCGCGTGGCCACCGAGGAGGTGTTGGCGCCGGTGGAGCCCGGTCCGGTCGAGGTGTGCAGCAGAACGCCGATGGCGCCCGCGACGTTGTACGACGTCCCGGTGGCCTTGATCGTGTTCAGCCAAGCGTTGTTGAGGTAGTTGGTAGTACCGGCGGCCATGGCCTACTCCTTGTTCTCGGCGGCTGCTGCCGCTGCTGCGATGTCGGCGGCCTTGATGACCTCGGCCTCTGCCGTTGCCTCGAAGACGAGGATGGTCGCATCCTCCGGTACCTGCACGAGCTTCATGCCGGGATCGGCTTCCATGTCACGCCCTCTCGAAGCGGATGAAGACCCCTAGGTCCTCTCCACCAAAGGTACTACCGGTGTCATCCACGTCCACAGAGAGCAGATCTCCACTCGCAATAGGGATATTGAGGGAGATTTCGGGCAGATCGCCAGTCCCTGCGGGGATGGATGGGCGGTCGTTCTGGTCGGGGAAGACCGTCGTCCCGTTGAGGTTGACGTCCAGGATGGTGGGGCTGCCCTCTCCTGGTACCCGCAGATGGGCCGACACGCCCTTGAGGACGGCAGCGAAGGCGAACCGGTAGAGGCCGCGCCCCTGCCGGGGCTCCAGGTCGTAGTCTAGGAAGTACGGGATGACCGACTCCCCCATTGGTCCCATCGGCCCGGGAACGCCCTGGTCGCCCTTGCCGGTGTCGATGAGGGCAACCGCCTCGGTCTGGCGGACGACGATGATCTCCACCGGAGGCTGGGGCTCAAGCCCGAGGTACTCCAGCTCGTGGTTCTCCACCACCCAGACATCGGTGACCTGGGGAGCAGGTACGGCGACGATCTCGGGCATCAGATCTCCCGGGTGTTGGTGACCTCGTTGAAGACGGTCCCGCGGTACTTCTTGATGATGTCCCCGTTGGGGTAGGTCAGCTCGAGGTCGTGGCGGTACTTCTTGTCCAGCCACAGGTCGGTGTCCGCAGCCGAGACGTACAGGTCGATGGACCCCAGCTCGGCGTTGAGGACGATTCCGCCGTCCTCCGTGGTCAGGCGCTGGACAATCGTCGAACGATCATATGTACGAACGTACATGGCCGCCTCGCAGCCAGAGAGGTCATACATCTCGTCGATGTCCGCGATGGAATGCACCTGGTCGGGGGTCTTGGTGGACCATCCGTACCAGAGGCGGCGACGGAACGTAGACCCCTGCTCGGAGTAGAAGTCGACGGTAGCGACGGCTGGGTTCGGCATAGATACCTCCAGCACCAGCGTACTGAGGAGGTCATCTAGACCTAGAGCCTGCCGTGCAGCTCCGCCCAACGCTCGGTGGCCCGGAACCAGGAGTACTGCTCGTGGGCGTCCTCTACCTGTGTCTTGGGCACCCACAGGCCGTTGTTGACGATCCCGATGGCCTCGGACAGGGAGTAGGCGAAGGCCTGGATATCCCCGTCTCGGTCGTCCGGCCCGTTCAGAGGGACGACCATGGAGTGCCCCATCCCGGTCTCCGGAAGGGCAGCCACCTGCGAGGTGACGCTCAGCAGACCGGCCTTCATGGCCTCGATCTGGACGAGGCAGGAGGTCTCCTGCCAGTAGGCCGGGTAGGCGTGGATGTGCGCGCGGGCCATGTGCTGGGCCACTGTGGCCCTCGGCGTGTCGCCGAAGTAGACGATCCGAGGGTCCAGGACGATCTCCGCGATCTCGTCCGGAAGGTCCACCGAGTCGGGGTTGAAGTCGTTGAAGACCCATAGCTCGAAGTCGTCCGGGACCATATGGGCGGCAGGAATGAGGACCTCCATGCCCCGGTGCTGGCGGGAGGCATGGATGAGGATGGGCCTGTCCACCCGCTCGGAGAACCGCTTGAGGTCGGTGTCCACCATCTCGGAGGCGTTGGGGATGACGACGATCTGCAAGGGGTCCACGTTCGTCGTGGCGATCATCGCCTGCCGATGCCACTCGGACACCACGATCAGCCAGCGCAGGTCCCCCAGGAAGGCCGGATCGCGGAACAGGGCTCCTGCCTCGGGAGGAAGCTGGTCGAGGGTGTTGTGCAGCCACATGATGGTCGGCTTGCCCGGCTCCCACTCGGTGGGCATGGCTCCCGGCAGGACCAGCAGCCGGTAGTCCTCGAACTTCGGCAGCATCGGCAGGATGTGCCTGTTGACCTTGCGGGCCATGTACTCGGTCCCGCCGAACTTGTCGGGATTGTGCGGAAAGGGCATCAGAGGTCCTTCATGGCTCGGGGTGAGAAGGCCACCCAGTTGGGCGTGCGGAAGTAGTCGTTGTCCTTGTAGACGAACGGGCTCCAGTCGATCCCTCCGGACCTCAGACGGCCCAGCCGGTACTGGTAGGTGTTCAGATAGGCGTAGAAGTCCTTGATGGTCACATGCAGATTGCAGGTGACGTATCCGTACTCGAACTGGATGACGTCGATTGACTGGTTGGTCAGCATGGAGTCGAACCCGTGCAGGACCTTCCACTCGAAGCCCTCGGTGTCGATCTTGAGCATGTCGATGTGGTCGATGCCGTGGCGCGAGCAGAAGGCGTCGCCAGTAGTAGTGGCAGCCTCAATGATCCGCGAGTCCACGTAGGTGCTGTCCCAGAATCCGGAATCCGTGAGGAACGAGTTGACTCCCTCATATCCGGGGAAGATCCGCATGGGGAAGGTGCCCTCCTCATCGCTCAGCCCCACGTTGTAGCACTGGACGTTCGTGTGCGGAGTCGAAGCCTCGGCTACGCGGTCGGTCAGGCGCTTGAACATGGTGGGGGACGGCTCGAAGCAGTGCCCGACGACGTCTATCTGCGCCTGCCCCATGAGGCAGGTGGTCCAGTCCCCGCGGTTGGCTCCGGCGTCCAGGAAGACGAAGGGACGGTCAAGGCTGCGGTTCTGGTTCAGCCACGCGCCGATGAGCCCCTCCTCCCCGGACTCCTTGAGCTCGTACCCGAAGGCGTTGTCCGGATCGGTCACGGGGTTCCCCAATCGACGATGACGGTCTTCTGATGGTCAACGCGGACGGACGGGTCCAGCCAGATGTCGTATCCGGCCTTGCGGGCCTTGATGCACCACGCCACGTCCTCCCCGATGAGGAAGCGGTCCACCTCGGGAGGCGGGGCGAACCACGGCTTGGCGAGGGACTCGAACACACCGGAGCGCACGCAGATGTACCCAAAGCCCACACTGGCTACCTTGAACGGCTCCTTGTGGCTGTGGAACTCCTCCTGGCTCATCAGCCCGCCCCACGGCTGCTTGGACGCCACGATCACCCTGTCGGCCATCATGTACGCGCCGGAGACGATGTCGTGCTCGGACTCGTAGACCTTGAAGAAGTCGTCCACTGTCCACGAGATGTCCGAGTCGATCCACAGAACCTTGTCGTAGGTGAACGCTCCGTTGTAGGGGACGGTGATCCGGTTGTTGGCGTAGAAGTCATCCCCGCTGATGGTCCGCTCGCGGGCAACGCCGACATGGGAGCCGTTGGCGTTGAGGAAGTGCCACGCGATGCCCATCGAGTCCAGCGTGTGCGTGGTCGCCAGCAGGCTCTTCACGTATCCGGGGGTGAAGGAGTTGGCCGGTGTGGCGATCAGCACCTCGTAGTGAGGGGTCATCAGTCCTCGAATCTCTGGTCGTGGAGCAGCTGCTCCTGTGTCAGACGGCGGGAACCGAGCTCGGAGGCCCTCTTGGCGAGCTCGATGAAGGAGCGCAGCTCGCCAGTCCGGAACCGGTACAGCGCCGATCCTCGCATGACGGCCCCCTCCCGCTCGGCAGCGTGGATGAGCGCGTCTATCTCCTGGGCACGGCAGTAGTAGGCCGTGGACGCCTCCGCCAGCCCGAGGTACGGAGAGACCATCGGGGCGTCCTTCCGCCCGAGGATGACGTCCATGTACCCGCGGATCTCCTCCCACAGCTCGTCCACGGAAGGGAGGCCCAGCCCCACCTCGATGTCGATGAGGCGGTGGCCGAACTGGATGTCCTTGTGGGTGCCACGGCGGATTTTGACTGTCATACCGGCCACTCCTTCGCCTTCAAGCAGATGTCGCGGAACGCGCAGCCTCGGTAGGTAAGCCCCTCCTTGGCCTTGCAGTCCGGAAGGATGCTCGGAAGCCGCTTGGCCTCCAAGTACCCGTTGAGGTCGTCCAGCGTCTCCTTGACCCGGTCCATGCGCTGGGCGTCGCGGTCCACTCGGAACTCGCGCCACTCCCCGGTGTCCTTGTTGTCGTAGACGATGGAGAAGGACTCGATGTCCGTCAGGTACATGTAGTGGTCGACCTGGAAGATATGCATCTCCTTGGGGCCGTAGGTCATCACGGAGGCATAGCCCCGCGAGTTGATGGTCTTGGCCTCGAACCCCGCACCGTTCCACAGGACGCCGTCCATGGTTCCACCGGCGTTGAGGTCCTCCCGCTCGATGGGAACCTCGGCCTCGGCCAGCCAGCCCTCGGTCAGCCCCTGCATCTGCCACTTGAGGTGCAGGAAGTTGCCGTTGGCGAAGATGTTGGCGAGCTTGCCGTCGATCTCCTCCCGGCCCTTGACCCCGAGGATCTTGAAGACCTGCTGGCGGTGGCATGAGCCAGCCGAGGAGGCGCGGAACAGGCGCTTGCGCCCCTTGCGGCTTCCTCCGAGATTGCCAGCGAACACCTCGACGGCGAACTGCTTGGCCTGCGCGCTCCAGACCGGGTTGGGGTTGTCGGTCAGCCAGCGCTCGTGGCGTCTGGAGATGGGCAGCTCCTGCTGCACCGCACGGATGGTGCTCTTCAGCGACACTTGTTCCCCGCATCCAGAAGCTCCTGCGCGATGCTGGAGAAGGCGTTCTGCCAGTAGCTGCTGAAGCTCATCGTCTCCTGCGAGTTGGCGATGAGCGTGTAGAGGACCATGGCGTCGTCAGGGTCCATCGTCATGACTACCCGCTTGGTCTGCCGGTAGTCCTTGTCGAAGCCGGTCGCTTCTATCTGTGTGGTCGTGAAGATCTCGATCATCACTGCTCCTTTGGATACTTGTTTGATAGGTATTCGTCAGTCCCGTAGTAGACGACCCGACCACCCTCGGTGATCGCATAGCCGTCGATCAGCAGGCCAGCCTCGTAGGCCGCTCCGCCGTCGCTCATGGCGTGGTGCTTGTGGCACAGTCGGATTAGGTGGTACGTCTCGCCTACCTCGTCCAGCACGCGTCCTCCGCGCGAGCGGGTGAGCATGTGGTGCTTCTCCGTGGGCTTGCGCCAGCAGCGCGTCCACGCCCCGGTGTAGACCTGGACCATCGCTTCGCACCCGTTCACAGCAGGCCTATCCGCTTGAGTTTGGTGCGGGCTCGCTTGACGTAGTGGGGGCTGCGCGGGGAGAAGGCGAGCTGGGTCCTCTCCCCGTTGGATGGGTTGGTGATCCCGTAGTGCCCGTTGGGGAGAACGGTCACGCACGCTCCGTTGCGCTCGGCCTCGGAGATGAGTTCGAGGACGTCCTTGCGGTTCCCTGCGCTGCTCATAGGTCCTCCAGCGTGTCCAGCGCACCGGCCTCGTACAGCTTCCCGAAGATCCCCACTGTCTTGTCCTCCTCCTCGAGGAAGGGCTTGACCCCGGTGACCTTGGTTCCGATGAGGCACCGGGCGAAGTGCTCCAGCGAGACGTATCCGCCTTCGGGCCTCATGGCGACGATGTCGGCTGCGGAGGTCTCCCCGATCCCCTTGATGGTGGACAGCCCCTTGCGGATGGACTGGGTCTTGCCGTCCACGGCGTAGGTGACCCCCGATGCGTTGACGCAGGCGCGGCGGATCTTGATGCCCCGCGCCCTCGCTGCGGAGAGGTAGATCTCCTCCTTGGACCGCTGGCCCTTCTTCTTGTCCGTCGCCGCGTAGGACAGCAGGGCGGCGAAGTACTCCAGTGGGTGGTTGGTGGCGAGGTAGGCGCACCGGTAGGCGGTGATGCCGTAGGCGGTGGAGTGCGACTGGTTGAAGCCGTAAGCGGCGAAGCCCGTGGCCGACTCCCAGAACCACTCCCACTCGAACCTGTTGAACCCTGCGTCCACCGCCATCGCCCAGACCGCGTCGCGGTAGCCGTCGATGACCGACCCGGCGTTTCCGATGCCCGAGTTGGACGCCTTGACGGCCTTGAGGAACTTGGTGAGGTCGTCGGCGCTCATCCCCAGCGTCCGCAGGATGGAGATGACCTGCTCCTGGTACAGCAGGATCCCGTATGTGTGCGATGTCTCCTTGGCGATGATCGGGCTCCACTCGGGAACCTCCTCGTCCCGGTGCTTGCGGGCGATGTAGGAGTCCGTGGCCCCTGAGTTCATCGTGGCGGGACGGAACAGCGCCATGGCGGCGATGATGTCCCCGATCTTGGTGGGCTTGAGTCTCTTGCACCCCTTGGCTGCGGAGATGCCCTCCAGCTGGAACACGCCTTCCGTGTCCCCGCGCGAGATGGCACGGTAGGTGGCCGAGTCCGACAGAGGAATCCAGTCCAGCCCACGGAACACGTCGCGGCCGAGATTGTCCATGCACGCGTGCAGGACGGACAAGGTCTTCAGCCCGAGTACGTCCAGCTTCACCAGCCCCAGCGCCTCGATGTCGTCCATCTCGTACTGGGTGACGGTCGTGGCGCTGGAGGCCACCTTCATCAGCGGGACGAGGTTGTCGATCTCGGAGTGGCTAGTGGTAACGACGATACCTGCCGCATGAGTCCCATAACCGCTAAACGGCTTGAGGTTGGAGATGGCGAAGAGGGCTTCCTTGTCCCCCTCCGGTACATCAGCCCAGCTGTGAACAGGGTCGCCAGCGCGAGAACGAGCAGCGTAATACTTGACCCGTAGAGAGCCCTTTGACTCGCTTTCACCTTCAATGTCCTCCTCACCGTGGAGACTGAACTCAGTCCACGTCCCGATCTGCGCAATGGCGTACTTGCCCCGCAGATACTCGATCAGTTCCTTGCGGCGGTGCTTCTCGACGTCGAGGTCGATGTCCGGCGGCTTGGTCCGGTCGCGGCTGATGAACCGCTCGAACGACAGCCCCCACTTCAGCGGGTCGGCCTGGGTGATACGCAGAAGCCAGCAGACAATCGACCCCGACGCCGAACCACGAGCCTGGTAGAACACCTTGTTCTTCTGGCACCAGTCGGTCACCTCCTGCACGAGGAGGAGGTAGCCAGCCATGCCGGTGTCCTTGATGACGGCCAACTCCTCCTCCAGACGCGCCACGTACTTCTTGTCCTGAGCCAGCGCCATGTCCTCCAGCGTCCGCTCGGCGCGCTTGCGCAGGGCGGCGTTGGGATCGTCGACGGTGAACGGGATGTTGTAGTGGTACTTGTCCAGCTGGGGGATGCTCAGATCGTGGGCATCGAAAAGGTCAGCGAGTCCTTCCACGCCAG